TTTTATGTTATTGCCTTGTAAATACACCTTTTCAGATAGTAGAAGACGAAGTTAGGCGTGAACATTGGAAACAAGGGTTAATTGATGAAAGTTTAGATGTAAGAGACTTTATTCAGAAGAAACATAACTTTGACCACATCCCGAAAGAAAAGCGTGTAAAAGTCTTTAAAATAGCAAAAGACGAAGAAACAATCGAAAAGATTAAACAACGAGTAGAAGAATGTAGAGAGTATTATAACAATTTAATAGAAAATTTATGAAACAGACAGCAGTAATGATTGTAGAAAATAAAGTAGAAGCGGAGGCAATAGCATTATTTGATGGTGAATTAACTTTTATTGAGTTTATAAATAATATTAGTAAGTATTTCAACCAAGCTAAAGTAATGGAGAAGCAGCAGATTATTGATGCCTACAATAATGGAGAAGATAGAAGTGCAGAATTATATTACAACGAAACCTTTAAATCAGAATAAGATGGAAACAGTAGCAATTATAGGAGCAGTATTTCTTGGATTTTTATTAGCAGGAACAATGGTATTGCTAATTATGGGAGAGGATGCACCTAAATTTATAAAAATCCTTATATGGATATCAATGATTCCACTTACAATTTGCTTTTCAATTTTATCAGCATATGTTATAGAAAGTACTGAATGTAAAGTAAAGTATAAGAAAGTTAATGTTGAACTATATGAAAAAGTAAAATAATATGGAAGAAGAGTGTTGCCCAAATTGTGGTGAATGTGAAAACATTCATACTAATTATGATTGGAGTAAAAAAGAAAGACCAGTAGAAGAGTATTTATGTAATGAATGTGGAACATATTTTCCACCTAAATCAGAATAAGATGAAAAACGAATTAAAAATCATGGGTTACTATATTAACTCAACAAGAGAAGACCAATTAGTGCAAATCAAAGATATCCAACGTGGAAAACTTTGGTACGAAGTAATAAGACAAAGCGATGCAAACACGATAAAAGAGTTTTGTTGTACGGAAACACGATTTAAAAACCTTTATATTCAAAAGAAATGAGTAAAACAAGCGTAAGAAGTAAAATCGAAGTCTTAAAGCAATGGCTTCAAAGTATAAACCCAATAAAATATATTAAGTAAATGGAAAAGAAAGAACAATTAATTCAGGCAATTATAACCTATCTAAACTTTGATTCAGTTTCAGATGAAAGATGGCACAGCCCGTTTAGTGATGAACGACAAGCAAAAGTTTGAAAAGACGCAGAAAAAATAACCGAGTTAGTAACTGAAATATATAAGTAAAAATGGAAGACAAAAAATGGAGTACAGGTGCCTGGAAAAAGCAAACTCAAAAAGGCGAAGTGATTAACTTTACAATTAATGGTGTTAAATACTCAATGTGGGCTAACAACTACAAAAAAGACGAAAAACAACCTGATTTTAAAATATTTGTTAACGACTTCAAACCAAAAGACGAAACGCAAGGAGGTAAACCTACCTATGGCAACAAAGATTTTGATGACTTTTTAAAAGGAATATGAAAGAGCAGGCAAAAGTATTAAGCGAAGCAAATGAGTTAACAAGGTTAATGATTCGGCACTATATACAAAAACACGAATTAACCCTTAACGCTTTTTCAAAACTTTCAGGAATAAGACAACCTAACTTACATAAATTAATGAACGGTAAAACCCTTTCAAGCAAATCAATCGAAAAGTTAGGAATGTTTTTTAGTAAATAACGTATTCAGGTAGTTACCATTAGAACACTTACTGAATCATTTTTCGAGCGGAACGTAAAAAATTCCGCTTTTTTGTTTGTTGTATTATATTAATTAGTATATTTGTAGACGTTAAACAATTAAAAATTAGAAATTATGAAAAGTTTATTTATGAATTGCCCTGAATGTGATGGAAGTGGATACGTTACTATTGACTTGAACGACACACACATTCCGTATGAACAAAACCCAGTTGACTTTACTTGTATGTCTTGCGATGGCAAAGGTATTGCAATTGACAAAGAAGAAGCAGAAGACAGAATTTATCGAGTTGATGATATGATTGAGGGTATGCAAACACGAATGAGAATGTTAAGCGACTTTATTAAGACTTCAAGAAAGGGATATTTACCTAATTTAGAGAAAAAATATAACGATAGATTAGAAACTTGCGCACGTGGTTTAGGACGTTTAATGAATTATAAGCGAAAATTGCATAACTTAGTATCGTGAAATTCAAAAAAACAGATGAAATTGCCTTTGGTATCGCTTACAAAAGTGGTGTCATTGGCATTTTCTTTTTATGTTGGTCACTTGAAATTTATTTATGAACTGGATAAATAAAGTAACTAAGCACCACAAAGAATACGTAAACACGATAAAACAATTCGGTGAGGATTTCTACGCAGAAGATTTAGTTCAAGAAATGTATGTTAGATTTATAACTAAAAACAAAGAACAACAAGTGATGAACAAAGGCGAAGTTAATAGGTATTATGTTTGGCTTACGCTCAGATCGTTATTTATAGATTTTCACCGACAAAAAAGCCGAGTAATTAAAGTTGATGTTTCAGAAATTTTAAATTTGCAACAAATAGACGAAATAGAAGAACACGAAGCCTTTGGAAGTTTAATGACGCAAGTAAGCAAAGAAATGAATAATTGGCACTATTACGACCGTTTATTGTTTAAGCTGTACAAAGACACTAATATGAGTATGCGTGAAATAGCACAGGGAACGAATATAAGTTTAAAAAGTATATTTGGAACATTAAAACACTGTAAAAAACGTTTAAAAGAAAACGTAGGTGAAGATTATTTAGACTTTAAGAATGAAGATTTTGAATTAATAAAATAAATATGGCACGTAAAAGACGAACAAAAGCTGAAATATTAGCAGCTAAAAGCGAAGGATTAGGCGACACGGTAGAAAAGGTACTCGAAGTAACAGGAGTTGCAAAGGTTGCGAAATGGTTATTAGGCGAAGACTGCAAATGTGATGAGCGTAAAGCAAAGCTAAACGAGTTATTTCCTTATAAGAAACCTTTATGTTTAGAAGAAAACGAATTTAGTTACCTCAATGAATGGTTTAACAAAAACACGGATCGAGTAACTCCGATTGAACAAGTTGAATTATTTAAAATTCATTCAAGAGTGTTCCAGGTTCGAAACGAACTAACAAGCTGTCCAAGTTGCGTTTTAGAAAGGATAAATGATTTAAGAAAAGTTTATAACCAATATAAAGACGAACAAAATGCCGATTCCAACTCCTAACTCAGGCGAAGAAAAAAAAGACTTCATTCAACGTTGTATGTCAGATGACACAATGGTAACTGAATACACAAACACGGATCAACGTTTAGCCATTTGCTCAACAAGCTACGAAGAAAACCTAAGCAAACAAAATGAGCGTATTTCTAACAAGTGACTATTACATAGTAATTATGAATCCAAACAAACATAAACACGAATGGAGCGCAATAAGAGTAATAATGCAAGTTAGCGAAATAAACTACTGTATATTTTTAGACTATGAAATAAACAAGTTAGAAATACACGCAGTAACAAAAGAAGAATTTAACACGTATAAATACAACCCTAATTAAAACACGAATTATGGCAAAAGTAGGAAGACCAAGAAACTTAGATAGCCCCGAACAACTTTACGAACTATTCGAAAGATATAAAACAGACGTAAAGGCGAACCCAAGAATAAAAAGCGTATTCGGAGGAAAGGAATTTGAAGAGAGAGCAGAACCTTTAGAAAGACCATTAACAATGGAAGGCTTTGAGGTTTTTTGTTGGGACGAAGTAGGTCAAGTAGAGCAATATTTTAAAAACATAGATAAAAGATACGAGGAATTTATACCTATCTGCTTACGTATACGCAAAGAAATCCGTAGAGACCAAATAGAAGGAGGTATGGTAGGACAGTACAATCCAAGCATTACACAGCGTTTAAACAACTTAAAAGAACAAGTTGAACAAACAAATATTGAACAACCTTTATTCAAATTAGATGCTGACGATAACCAATGAAGATAACATGGAGCTAATGGCTCGTTATCCTGACAACTATTTTGATTTGGCTATTGTTGACCCGCCTTATGGGATTGATATTGCGGAAAAACTTGCAAATGGATGGGTGAGTAAAGCAGGAGGAACAAAGTTTGAGGCAAAGGACTGGGATAAATATACGCCTACTCAGGAATATTGGGATGAACTATTTAGGGTATCTAAAAATCAAATCGTTTGGGGCGGGAACTACTTTATGAGTAAAATACAAAGAGATAGCCCTTGTTGGATATTTTGGGATAAAAATAATGGTGATAGTTTATTTGCTGATGGCGAAATAGCTTGGACTTCATTTGATAGCCCTGTAAGATTAGCAAAAATACATTGGTGCGGAAGTGCAGCAAAACACGAAACAGGGCAAAATAAAATACACCCAACCCAAAAGCCAACTAAACTTTACAAATGGCTATTAGATAAATACGCAAAGCAAGGAGATAAAATTTTAGATACACATCTTGGCTCAGGAAGTATTGCAATAGCGTGCCATGATTACGGCTTTGATTTAACAGCATGCGAACTTGACAAAGAATATTTTGATAAAGCAATGCAAAGAATAAATAACCAAACAGCACAAACTAAATTATTTATATGATAATAACAACAGCAATAAGGAAGATTAACGCCCTAAAAAAACGGATAAAAATTATCCAGGGCGGAACTTCCGCTCTTTATCCCCCTATGAATTAAGTAGTAGGGGGAGACAATGCAGGTAAAACTTACGGAATTTTGCCCGTGTTAATTACAAAGGCTGCTACTTATTCAGGAATGGAGATTAGTGTAGTTGCGGAATCAATACCACATTTAAGACGAGGTGCGTTAAAAGACTTTCTAAAAATTATGAAAGAGACGGGACGTTACTTCGATGATAGGTTTAATAAAACACTTTTACGTTATGAATTTGCTAACGGCAGTTTTATCGAGTTTTTTTCGGCTGATGATAGTTCTAAGTTACGGGGTGCTCGTCGTGACATTCTCTATATTAATGAGTGCAACAATATATCTTTTGAGTCCTATAACGAATTGGCTATTAGAACGAAAAAAGAAGTCTTCTTAGACTTTAATCCTGCTAACGAATTTTGGGTGCATACGGAACTAAAAGACGAACCCGACTCAGAGTTTATAATACTTACCTACAAGGATAATGAAGCCTTAGATAACTCAATAGTTGAGCAAATAGAAAAGAATCGTTTAAAAGCTGAAACAAGTTCTTATTGGGCTAATTGGTGGCGTGTTTATGGATTAGGTGAAATAGGAATGCTTGAGGGGGTTATATTTAGCAACTGGAAACAAATCGACCAGTTACCGAGTAATGCTCGTTTAGTGGGTATTGGATTAGACTTTGGTTACACGAACGACCCTACTTCTGCAATAGAAATTTACAATTATAACGGAACACGAATCCTCAACGAATTAGTTTACCAAACAGGAATGTTAAACAGCGATATAGCTAAAAGACTTCCAAAAAACGTAGTAGTGTACGCTGATAGTTCAGAACCTAAAAGCATTGATGAAATAAGACGCTACGGAATAACAATTAAAGGCGTAACAAAAGGCAAAGACTCAATAAATTACGGAATTGATGTTATGCAACAACAGGAATATTTAGTAACTTCAAACAGCGTTAATTTAATCAAAGAGTTAAGGGCGTATTGTTGGGACGTAGACAAAGCAGGAACCAGATTGAACAAACCTATTGACACAAATAACCACGCTATCGACGCGCTGAGATACCACGAAATGGAAACACTCGGACTCAAAAGAAATTACGGCACATATAATATACGTTAATGACAGATGAGACACCGATATTAACCCGAGAAGTTGAGCATTATGTGTATATTCGAACGGGTAGGCGTGTAAAGATAGTTTTTAACGACCCTCAAAGTATAAGAAAGCATTTAATGTTACTTGGCGAAGCGTATGCGGTAGCTATGTACTACAATAAACAAAATAAAACGTTTAAATAATATGAAGTTAGAATTAGTCGTTCCAACGCAACTTAGTGAAATTCCATTAAAGCACTATCAAAAGTTTTTAGGTATTGCCGAAAACACGAATGATGAGATTTTCTTAGCAGAAAAAATGATTCAATGCTTTTGCGGTATCGAACTAAAAGAAATAGTTAAGATTCCATTTAAAGAAGTTGAAGCGTTAAGCATACATTTTGCTACAATGTTTCAGAAAAAAACGGAATTTAAAAACCGATTTACTTTGGCAGGTACTGAGTTTGGGTTTATACCGAACTTAGAAAACATGAGTTGGGGTGAATATATCGATTTAGAAGCGAATATAAGCGACGTAAAGACCTTTCATAAAGCGATGGCTGTAATGTATCGCCCGATAGTAGAAAAACACGGAGATAAGTATAAAATAGAGCCTTATGTTTCTTCTGCAAATTATGCCGAGGTTATGGAATACGCTCCTTTGGATATAGCATTAGCAGCAAAGGTTTTTTTTTACAATTTAGAGAACGAGTTATTGGAGGCTACCCTGTATTATTTGGAGAATCAGATAACGAAGGACAAGGAGATATCTCAGATTTTAGCGAAAGAACTCAATTTAACAAGCAATGGGGCTGGTATCAATCAATATATGCAGTCGCTAAGGGAGATATCACAAAATTTAACGAAGTCACCAAACTTCCACTTGCAACAGCACTTACCTACCTTACTTTCGAAAAGCAAAGAACCGAAATTGAGCAACGTGAATTAAAACGACAAATGAAAAGAACATGAGTTACTATGCATTATTGAATATTATTAAAGCTGAGTTAGAGGCAACAAACTTAGTAAACACGGTTACGGAAGGGGACATTTTCCAGGTTGACCTTTCTAAGCAGACTATTTTTCCTTTGTCGCATATTATGATAAATAACGCTACGTTTGAAAACAATGTGATTCGTTATAATATTTCGATAATTGCTATGGACGTAGTGGATATATCAAAAGACGAAACAACTGATATTTTTATAGGCAACGATAACGAGCAGGACGTATTGAACACTCAGATAACAATGTTAAACCGTGTTTACGATAAACTTGTAAGAGGTAACTTTTTTACTAACTTAGGAATAATTGACGGCAACCCAACGTGTGAGCCATTTGTTGAGCGGTTTGAAAACAATTTAGCAGGCTGGACGATGACATTTGATTATTTAGTAGGCAACGAAATGACGGTTTGTGATGGATAGGCAAGAAGTATTAAATAAGTTTGTACGCCACGTTGTTAGTCAAGCTAAAAAGAATTTAACGCAAAAAAATAAAAAGGCTTCAAGTAAACTTTATAATTCGATTAAAGGTGAAGCCAAGGCGTTCCCTAATTCAATAGGCATTTATTTTGAAATGGAGGAGTACGGGTTTTACCAAGACCAAGGGGTTAGAGGAGCAAATCCAAGTAACGTTTCAAAGAATGCAAAAATACGAGGGCAACAAGCTCCAAATAGTAGGTTTAAATTTGGTAGCGGCAGTCACTCAGGAACATGGAACACTTTTATGGGTAATTTAGAAAAGTGGGCTAAAAGAAAAAACATAAGACTACGAGATGAAAACGGCAAGTTTAAAAAAGGAAACTACAAAACAATAGCGCAAGTAATCGGGCGTAATATTTATGCACGTGGTTTAAAACCTACTTTGTTTTTTACTAAGCCATTTGAATCTGCATTTAAGAACCTGCCAGAGGATTTAGTAGAAGTATTTGGATTAGAAGCAGTAGAAATGTTTGATGACATATTAAAACAAAATTTAAAAAGATGAGTATATTCGCAAGGTCACCTTATATAGTTGAAATTTCGGAAGCCTTACAAACGGGTTCAAGGGTACGGTTATATATTTGGAATGGCACAGGTTCAGCACCAATAAACCCAACTTATACGTTAAGTAAATTGATACCTGCTTCAAACAACGTAAAGACGTATTATAATTTAAGCCCTTACATACGTGAATACCTAAGCTGGAATACAAGACAAGAAATTTACAATTCTTTTCCTGCAAGTAATACAAGTCAATGGTGTAACGTTAAAATACAAAAGTATAAATTAAGCGGTGGTAGTTATTATCAAGTAGGTAGTGATATTACTTTAAAAGCGTTTGACGGTTTCGGGTATTATGAACAAGGGTCAAACCCAAATTTAGTTTACGATATATTACACGATGAAGGCACTTTCAATTATTATTACACAGGGTTAAGCCCAAACGTTTTTAGTAATAGAAGAGCAGGTCATATTATGGTACAAACAGCAACTTCTTATAAAGCAAAATACACAAATTTAAACACGGGCGCAACGTTTACTCAGGCGCTTACAAATAATTCATTAATTGATGTTCCGAGAGTATATCAAACTTATTATTCAGCAGGAAACAAATTAGAAATATTAAACGATTTAGATGCTGTTTTATGGACTGCTAAATTTGTGCCTAAGCAAAATTGTAAATACGATGCTGTTTTATGCGACTTTGTAAATAAGTATGGGTGTTGGCAGCGTACATGGTTTTATGTAGCTTCAAATGATACGTTTAGTATTGAAAACACGGAATACAATTTGATGCAGTCAACGTTTCCTAACTACAATACTTTGGAAGGTCAAAGAAAAGTATTTAATACAACGGCAAAGAAATCAATTAAAGTAAATACCGATTGGGTTGATGAAAGCTACAAAGACTTACTTAAACAACTTATGGCAAGTGAACGAATATTAATTAATAGTTTGCCTGTAAAACTTAACACGAAGTCAACGGAGCTATTCAAATCCATAAACACGAAAACAATTAATTACCAATTAGAATTTGATTTTGCGTTCAATGCTATTAACAACGTTATATGAGACAAGTACAAGTTTATATTGAAGGTCATAAACTCGAATTATTTGAAGACGAGCAAATTCAGGTTAATTCAAGTGTTCAAAATATTAACGACATTTCAAAAGTATTTACCGACTTTTCTCAATCGTTTACCGTTCCTGCTTCAACCGTAAATAATAAGATATTTCAACACTTCTATCAATCGGACGTAGATTCAACTATTGACCATAACATACGTAGAAACGCACTTATTGAAATCGATTTAACGACATTTAGACGTGGCAAAATACAAATCGAAAAGGCGAATATAAAAAATAATCATGCAGAAAATTATCAAATAACATTCTATGGAGAAATACGAACGTTAAAAGATGCATTTGGTGAAGATAAAATAAACCAACTGGATTTAACAAGTTTAGAATTTGCTTATACTGCTACAAACATTTACAACCGAATAACGGATTTAGCAACGGACTTCGATGTTAGATATCCTTTAATTGCAAATGATAGGTTATGGGCTTATCAAAGTTCAGGTGAAGATGTAACAAACAATGCTCATGCTATTCGTTTTGATGAGTTATTCCCAGCAGTTAAAGTAAGTAAGTTATTTGAAGCTATTGAAGCGCAGTATGGATTAACTTTTCAAGGTACGTTTTTAAGTGACCCAAGATTTACAAACGTGTTTTTGTATGGTAAAAATACAATTGAATATCAATTCTTAACTGAAACATCGGATATTCTTTTAGACCAAGTAATAGCAACCTTAATTGAAGACCCTAACTTACCAAATCCAGGCGATTTAACATATGTAAATATTTATGAAGACAAAATAAATATAATCGAAGCAACAGGAGCAATAAACCATATAATAACATTTGACGTTCAAAACGTTTCAGCGGTTGGTACATTTTACATTGAGGTTTACCAAAATGGAAATTATTTTCAAACATTACAAGGCGATAGTAGTGCTGTAATTGGGTTTGTATCAATACAAAATACTTCGGGTTTAAATACTTCATTGACTTTTAAAATGAAGGCGACAAACACAATGAACGTTGATATACTATTAACATATCAAATTCAAGGTTTTAATGGCTTAACAAATTACGCTCAAATAAGTACCGTTCAAACATCATTGACTGGCAACGTAAGTTTAAATAATACTTTGCCCGATATTAAAGTGTCTGACTTCTTTTCAGGGGTTTTAAAGGAGTTTAATATGACTTGCGTAGGTATAGAAAAAGACGTATTCGAAATCCTACCTTTGGACGAGTGGTATCAACAAGGAGCAATAGTTGATATAACTCCATATACCGACATTGATTCAATCGATATTGAAAGAATTAAATTGTATAAAAAGATAGCCTTTAAATATCAGCAATCTGAAAGTTTTGTAAATAGGCAGTTTTTTAAATTAACAAATAGCGAGTACGGAAACACGGAATATCAATTTGCTTATGACGGTGACGAGTACAATATTGAAGTACCTTTTGAAAACTTGTTATTTACACGTGCTGAGAAAACTGGCGACCCAACAAGATATGCAATTTTTGGTTATTGCTTAAACGAAAACTACCAAGCTTACACCCCTAAGCCTATTTTGCTTTATTTGTACGGTCAAAGTAATAGTTTAAGCGCGCACCCTATAAAGTTTTATAACGGAATGGGGCATGATAATATAACTTCCTTTGCTCAGTTCGGTCAAGATTTAACATATATAAACACGAAATACAGTTTAAATTTTGGAGCTGAAAATTCAGTAATTCATTTAGAAACTATACAACAAGGTTTATATGCTGAGTATTACTTTTCGTATTTAGTTAATTTATTCAATCTTAAAAATAGATTAGTTCACGTAAAAACGAATTTACCTATTTCACTTTTAACAAGCCTTCAACTAAACGATAGGTTAATAATAAGAGATAAGCGTTATATTATTAACGAAATGAAATCTAATCTAACAACAGGCGAAGTTAATTTCAGCTTGTATTTAGATTTCCGACCTATGAAACGAAGTCGTAAACCTATTGTTATAAGCAATTCCGCTCAAACAATTGGTGTAGCTGTAAACTTAGTTAACAAAGCTGATAAAGCGGATATAACAACGACTGCCGCAGGTGTTACAATTTCACCAAATCAAATATTTCAAAGTCAATTTGTAGATGTTACAGTTGGAGCAAATGCGGATTCAGTACAATATATATTAGCTGAAAACGGCGACTTTTTAATAACGGAAGAGTTCCAAAATTACATTACTGAAAATTCAACGGTTAAAGTAATTACTTTGGATGTACAAAACACGTTAACAGACGGAAGTACAGTTGACCAAATAATAGAAATATTACAACAATGATAAAAGAAATAATTAATATGCTAAAACTAAGCGAACATGTTGGGGTTAGCGAAAACATTGAAATAGCCAAAGGAAAACACGAGTTAAAAGATTCGGTTAGGGATATTTGGAAACAATCATTTAGAGAATTTAAAGTAAAGCGCAATGGCAGAAAAAAGGGTAATTGAGTTAGAAATACAAGACAATAGTAAAACACTTAAACAACAGTACAAAGAAGCGGTTGTTGAATTACAACGTGTTGCAGCTGCCTATGGTGAAACGTCGCAACAAGCAGCAGAAGCAGCAAGAAAAGCAGCAGGTTTAAAAGACCAAATCGAAGATACAAACGATTTACTTTCCACCTATAAAGGAGAAGGTACATTTATAGCAATGGGTAAGGCTATGACTGCTGTCGCAAGTGGATTTAGTGCAATTGAAGGGGGTCTTGGTTTAGTAGGAGTAGAATCCGAAAAGCTACAAGAAACAATGCTTCGTGTTCAATCTGCTATGGCTTTGGCTCAAGGTCTTGAAGGATTGGAAGATGCTGGGCGAGCATTTTCAGCATTACAAGGAAAAGTTGGTAATATGGTTACTAAAGCAGTTGCTGGATTTAAAGCCATGACTGGAGCAAGTAAAGCATTTTTATTAACTGGTATTGGATTATTAATTGCAGCAGTTGGTATACTAATTGCTAATATGGATAAATTGCAAGATGTTTTTTCTACTACATTAGGTAAAGCAAAAGAATTTGAAAAGACAACAAGTGAACAAGCCGAAACAGCACGTAGAGCAGTTGAAAATTTTGCTGAATACGAACGAACGTTGAAAAGATTAGGGTATACAGAAGATGAGATTAATACTAAAAGGAAAAAAAGATTTAAAGATGCAATAGAACGCACCAAGGCAGAAATCGAAGCAAGTAAAAAAGTATACGAAGAGCAATTAAAAAATCTTAAAACAGTTAATACTTTTGATAAACTCGGGTTGAATGCTACGGGTAGAATGCTATTTGGAGATGAAGAAACTGCAAAAGATCAACGTAAAAAAGTATCTGAATTAAGAGATCAATTAGCAAAATTAAAAAATGATGAATTTCAATTTGAAGAAGATATAAAAGCTAAAAAGAAACAAGCTGCGGAAGAAGAAAAACAAAGACAACAAGAATTAATTGATAAAGAGAAAGAAAAAAGAAAAGCTATTCAAGATAGAATTAACGATGAACTTGCGCAAATAAAACAAAATAATAAACAAGCATTAGCAGAAAATCAAGCTCGATTAAGAACTGAACAAGAAAACGAAGAATTTGCAGTTAATGAAAAATATAACGCACAAATAGCACTTGCTAAAAAATACGGAAAAGATACAACCCAACTTGAATTAGCACAGGCAAATGAAATTAACGAAATACGTTTAAAATATCAACAAGAAGAATATGCAAAGGCAGAAGAATTAAGGCAAAAAGAACTTGCTGCAATTAAAGAAGCAAATCGTTTAAAGATTGAAGCTGAAAATGAGTTTCAATCTAAAATTGAAGAAATAGACGAAGCTAATTTTCAAGCTCGTTTACAAAAGTCAATGACCGAAGACGAGTATGCATTGGAGTTAGTACGTCAAAAATACTTTGCACTTGAGGAAGCGGCAAAAGGCAACGCAGAACAATTAGCAATTATTGAAGCTGCAAAAGCCTTAGAGATTGAAGCTATTGATAAAAAAAGCAAAGAAAAACAAATAGCAGCGGAAAACGAACTTAGACAAAAACGATTACAATTAGCAGGGCAAGCATTTACGGCGATAGGCGATATTATTGGTTCATTTACAGCTAAAAATGATAAAGACGCACGCAAACAATTTGAAATACAAAAGGCTTTTAATTTAGCCGCTGCGGTTACGAACACGGCAATGGCGGTTACGGGTGCTTTAACAGCAGGTGGTAACCCTATTAAATTAGCAACTGGAACACAATTTGTAGAAGCAGGAATTGCTGCTGCTGTTGGTGCTGCTAATATTATAAAAATCGCATCTTCTAAATTTGGCAGTGGTGCTTCGGGCGGTAGTGGTGGTGGTTCTCCTGCTGGTGGAGGTGGTGGTGGAATGGTTCAATCGCCTAATTTTAGTATTATAGGAAGTTCGGGAGTTAATCAATTAGCACAATTACAACAACAGCCAGTACAAGCTTATGTAGTTAGCGGTGAAGTAACAAGCCAACAAGCCTTAGATAGAAATAGGCTACAAAATGCAACATTATAACGTTTAAAGAATATGGAAAAGCCAAAAATAATCGAGTTAATAATTGACGAGAACGATTTACAAACAGGAATCCACGCAGTATCGGTAGTTCATTCACCTGCAATTGAGGAAAACTTTATAGCCCTTTCAAAACACGAAATAGAACTTAAAGAAGTTGACGCTGAAAAAAAAATCTTAATGGGTGCTGCCTTAGTTCCTAACAAACAAATTTTAAGAGCGGATAAAGACGGAAACGGATATTACATTTATTTCAGCGAGGGCACTATTAAAAAGGCTTCTGAGTTGTTCTTAATGCGTTCTAATCAAAACAACGCTACTTTAGAACACAAAGAAAAGTTAAACGGAATGAGTGTTGTTGAAAGTTGGGTAATTGATAATCCTAAAATGGATAAATCTAAAGAGTACGGTTTTAACCTACCTAAAGGAACTTGGATGATTTCAATGAAAGTAAACAACGAAGATATTTGGAACGATGTTAAAGCAGGCAAGGTAAAAGGCTTTTCAATAGAGGGTTACTTCGCTGATAAATACGAAATGAGCCAAGAGAAAGTCGAAAAACAAGAAATAATTAATAAACTAAAAGAATTACTAAAATGAACAAGTTAAACAGCATATTTAAAAAAGTAGCGGAATTAGAAAAAAACGCAAACGAGGTTAAGTTATCAAAAGTACAAGTTGAATTAGGCTTATTGCAAGATATTGAAAAAGAATTAATAACGGCAAATGCAGGGGCAATAAAAGCGATTGATTTAGCAAACGCAGCTAAAAAACCTGCTGAAACTGCATTAAATGCAAATAAAGAATTGCTTGTTAAATTTCAAAATTTTGTTAAGCAAATGAAAGATTTAGGTATAGAAAGCCCACAAAGAGAAGTGGAAAATGGAATAGTTCGAATAAAAGAAAATATAAAGGCTATTGAAAACCTTATAGGAAATTTAGCTAAAATTTAAAATAAATTAAAATGGCAGAAAGAACAGTTAGCAAAGCAAGTCCAAAAGGCGGCAGACGTGGTTGCCTATGTGAAGACGGAACTTATAACAAAAAATGTTGTGACGGAAGTTTACACGCTCAAGGAATAGGTAAAACAGCGAGTGTAACACCTCAAAATGTAACGGCAACGGAAAACAACGGAGTAAGGGTTACAATACGTCAAAACGGATAAAAAAGGTAACAGAATAATAATTTAAAACGTTTAAGAAATATGAACACGAGAAAAACAGTTTACGACAAGTTGTTTACCGAAAAGGTAGAGTTAGCAAAACACGAAGTTGAGTTAGCTTCTATTGATGAAATTCAAAATAGATATAGCGAGTTATATAAAAAACATTTTGGTAAAGCAAGTAATTTAATTTCCGAAGCAAAAAACGAGTTGAGAACATTTATTGATGAAATGGAAAGTTTATCAAAAGAAGGGGTTGATATTGCTAAAAAAGCCAAAGACTTAGGAATAAATGTTGAGTCAATTCCAAATTATAATGATGTTATGAAAAGAATAGCAAGAGATAAAATGCAAGCTATGGAAGATTTAACAAAAACTTTAGCTAAATATAGATAATAAATAAAAACAAAAATGAATACAAATCAAATCTTAAACAAAGTTCGAGTTCTTTTAGGAATGGAAGTGAAGTTAGAACAAATGAAATTAATGGACGGTGTAACAGTTATAGAAGCTGAGTCATTCGAGCCTGAAATGGAAGTTTTCGTAGTTACGGAAGATGACCAAAAAATACCTGTTCCAGTTGGAGAATACGAAATGGAAGACGGACGTATCTTAGTCGTAGAGGTTGAGGGTATCGTTAAGGAAGTGAAAGAGAAAATGGAAGAAGAACCAGCAATGGAAGAAGAACCAACCGTAGAAGTAGAGGTTGAAGCTAACGAAACAACAGCACCTGCGCCAAAGAAAACTATTGAAAGCGTAGTTAAAGAATCTTTCTTTTCAGAAATCGAAGCATTGAAAACTGAAAACGAAACTTTGAAAGCTGAATTGAGCGCATTGAAAACAAAAGAAGTAGAACTAAGCGAAGTTAAAGAAGAGCCGAAGCCTATTTCGTTCAATCCTGAAAATGTAAATCCTGTTGAAATTACTAAAATAGCTTCAAAAAGAGGACGCACAATTATGGATTCTGTAATGAGTAAAATAAACAAATAATAATTTAAAAACAAAAAAAAATGAGTACAACATTAGTTTCTATTTCGAATGACCCACTACGTCAATTGAATGTAGTTGAAAACATTACGGGAGCAATTACTTTGGACGCTGAGGATTCAGGCAAAGTATTTATTCTAAAAGCTGCAACAGGAGCGCAAATAACACTTCCTGCGGTTGCTTCATCTGCTGGACAAAACTACCGATTTATCGTTGGTCAATTGTTCGCTACAACTGCTTGGACTATTAAAGCAGCTTCAAACGTTATCCAAGGTGGTGTTAATGTTAATAGCGTTAACGTACCAGGAGCTGACGAAAACACGATTACATTCGCACACGCTGCTGACACAGTAGGTGATTATGTTGATTTAGTTTGTGACGGAACAAACTGGTATGTTTCAGGACTTGGAACTGCATCGGGTGCAATTACTTTAACCGTAGTTTAATATTTAAAAAATTTATAAAATGAGTACAACAAGTTCAATTACTACTACTTACGCTGGCGAGTTCGCAGGTAAGTACATCGCTGCAGCTTTATTAAGCGCACCAACATTAGAAAAAGGCGGAATTACTATCATGCCTAACGTTAAGTATAAACAAGTTATCAAACGAGTGGCTACTGACGATATTATTAAAAACGCAACTTGCGACTTCGACCCTACATCAACAGTTACTTTGACTGAAAGAATTTTGCAGCCTGAGTCTTTTCAAGTAAATTTACAATTGTGTAAGAGTGACTTTAGAGCGGATTTTGATGCCATTCAAATGGGTTATTCTGCATTTGATGTTTTGCCTAAATCTTTTGCTGATTTCTTAATCGCTCACGCTGCTGAGAAAGTTGCTGCTGGAATGGAAACTTCAATTTGGAGAGGTGTTAACGCAACAGCTGGTCAATTTGCTGGAATCATGACACAATTAACAACTGACGCTGCTTTACCTGCTGCTCAGGAAATCCCTGCTGTTGGTGGTGGTGTTACTGCTTCAAACGTTATCGCTGAGTTAGGTCTTATCGTTGATGCTTTACCTTCTGCATTGTACGGAAAAGAAGATTTAACTCTTTATGTTTCTAACAACATTTATAGAGCTTACGTTCGTGCATTGGGTGGTTTTGCTGCTTCTGGTGTAGGTGCTAATGGTTATGACAACAAAGGAACTAACCAAGTATTGGGGGACCTTTATTTTGACGGTGTTAAGATTTTCTTGGCTAACGGTCTTGCTGCTAACACAGCTTTGTTGGCTCAAACTTCTAACTTGTTCTTTGCGACATCGCTACTTTCTGATTTAAATGAAGTACGAGTTTTGGATATGTCGGAAACTGACGGAAGTCAAAATGTACGAGTAGTTATGCGATTTACTGCTGACGCTAAATATGGTTTTGCTTCTGACTTAGTTACTTACGGAATCACTAATTCAGCTAACTAATCAAATTAAAAATTAATCGAGGGTGGTGAAATAAACGCCACCCTTTTTTGTTTAACATTAAAAAAATAAGATATGAGCTGCGATATAGCACACGGAAGATTAGAAGCATGCAAAGACGGCGTAAGCGGTTTAGATGCTATCTATATTATTAACTACGGGGATTTTAACCCAGACCCTTCAACATTGGGTGGTGACGTTACTTATTCAGTAGCTGCTGGATATGAAGACACTATTTCAGACATTGCAAACATTTCAAGCGTTTACAAATTTGAATTGAAAGGAGCAAATTCATTTGAGCAAACTATTCAGTCTTCAAGAGATAACGGAACTACTTTCTTTGAGCAAGTTTTAACAGTACAATTGAAAAAACAAGACGTACAAACGCATAAAACGGTTAAATTGTTAGCTTATGGACGCCCTGTTATCATTGTTAGAACACGAGGAAATGAGTTCTTTATTGCAGGACTTCAAAGAGGTATGGACGTTACAGCTGGTACTGTTTCTTCTGGTACTGCAATGGGTGACTTTAACGGATATTCTTTGACGTTTACAGGAATGGAAAACATACCTGCTAACTTCTTGAATACTTCATCTGAAAGCGATTTAGCTTCAACTATTTTGAACGGGGCTACAATTGTAGATTCATAGACAATTTCTGTTTCTCCATAGATTAAGACCCTGCCAACTTGGTGGGGTTTTTCTATTTTAGAAACACAAACACGAATTGAACGTTTATAATATATGAACGTATTAACGACTTCAACAGATTCTCAATTTTTAAACATCGTACCGCGTTCGGTAACTTTTGATGAGTTAATATTTACGGACGATAGTACAAACACACCAGAAGTAATTACAATTGTTGATGTAGTTGATAAAGTATATTACCAACAAATCGAAATTGAGTGTGCTTTAATTGAAAACCACTATTATAACGTTGAATTATTTAATGATGGTGATTTAGTGTTTAGAGGTAAAGTATTTTGTACTGATCAACCTGTTGTTTCATTCTCAGTTAATAACAGCGATTACACAAGCCACACAAGTGGAAACGAATTTATAGTTTATGAATAACTTACATATATTAAACTTAGCGAAATACGAAGCACCTACAATTTCGGAAAACAAGCGAAATGAATGGGTAACGTACGGAGAAAATAACAACTATTTCAATTTCCTTATTGAACGTTATAAAAATTCTACTACGAATAACGCAATTATAAACAATATAAGCCGTTTAATTTATGGTCGTGGACTATTTGCAATAGATGCTAATAAAAAGCCGAATGAGTACGCTCAAATGATGGCTTTATTCAATCAGGATTGCTTACGTAAATTGTGTTTTGAGCTTAAAGCTTTGGGTCAATGTGCTATTCAAGTTCACTATGACAAAAATCATAAAAAGATTTTAAAGGCTTACCATATTCCAGTTCAATTGTTAGCACCTGAAAAGTGTAATAAAGAAGGCGAAATAGAAGCTTATTACTATTCAGATAATTGGGAAGATGTTAAAAAGTTTCCACCTAAAAGAATAAGTGCTTACGGGTATTCAAACGACGAAATAGAAATACTTTACGTTAAGCCGTATAGCTTAGGAATGAAATATTTTAGCTATGTTGATTATCAGGGAGCGATTAGTTACGCTTTACTTGAAGAGGAAGTTGCAAATTATTTGATTAACGAGGTGCAGACGTCTTTTTCTGGGACCAAAATCGTGAATTTTAATAATGGCACCCCTACTCCTGAGCAACAAGACCAAATTTCAAGTCAAGTTTTAGGTAAATTAACTGGCTCAGGTGGACGCAAGGTAATTGTAAGCTTTAACGAAAATACTGAAACACGAACAACAGTTGAAGATATACCATTAAACGATGCCCCTGACCATTACACTTATTTAAGTGAAGAGTGTTTACGTAAGATAATGTTAGGTCATAACGTAACAAGCCCACTTTTATTTGGTATTGCTTCAAGTAATGGATTTAGCTCAAATGCAGACGAGTTAAAAAATTCAAGTATATTATTTGACAACATGGTTATTAAACCATTCCAAGATACAATAATAGAAGCGTTAGATAAGATTTTAGCTTTTAACGGAATATCTTTGAAATTAGCGTTTAGAACTTTGCAGCCTTTGGAATTTACGGATTTAGAAAACGTACAAACCGAAGAACAAAAAGCCGAAGAAACGGGCGTAGAATTAAGCAAAGATTCTGTAATTGCACAGGCTTTAATTGACTTAGGCGAAGATGCTCAGGATAATTGGGTTTTAATTGACGATTACGAAGTAGACTACGAACAAGAAGACGAAGCGGATAAAGAAATTGAAGCATTAAATAATCCTAAACAAAGTTTATTAAGTAAGTTAGTAAATTTAGTTTCAACTGGAACAGCAAACCCGAGAGCAAAAAGCGAACAAGACGATACAATAGACGGTATTCGATTTATTACTCGATATACTTACGACGGAACGATTAAAGAAAACAGCCGTGAATTTTGTAAAAAAATGGTTCAAGCTGGTAAATTTTACCGAAAAGAAGATATTTTAAGAATGTCAAATCAAACTGTAAATGAAGGTTGGGGTCCACGTGGCACAGATTTATATTCAATTTGGTTATATAAAGGCGGTGGAGCTTGCGGTCATGCATGGCGAAGAAAAACGTTTATAGCTTTTGATGATAAAAGCGGTATCGACCCATTAAGTCCAAAGGCTAAAACTATTTCAACTACAAAGGCTGAAAAGGCAGGTTATAGAATACGAAATAATAATTTAGTTGCTATGCGCCCAAAGGATATGCCGAATCAAGGCTTTTTACCAACGAATAAACGATTTCAATAATGGCAGAAGCATTACTAATCACTCGTAACGATATCGTGCGTTTTACGGCTTTAAATGGCAATGTAGACACGGATAAATTTATTCAATTCATTAAGATAGCTCAGGACATTCACATTGAACACTATTTAGGCACGCAGTTAATTCAAAAGATTAAAACTTTGATTTTAAATGGCGATATCAATGACCCTGTTTTTGAAGATTACAAAGACCTTTTAGAAGTTTACGTTAAACCTATGTTGATTCACTGGGCTATGGTAGAATATTTACCAAATGCAGCTTACACAATAGCAAACAAAGGAGTTTATAAACATAGTTCTGAAAACGCGGAAAACGTTGATAAAACTGAAATAGACTTTTTAATTACGAAGTATTCGAATATAGCGAAGGAATACACGGAGCGTTTTATAGAGCATATAATTTATAATCAGGATATATTTCCCGAGTACAACACGAACTCGAATGGAGATACTTTTCCAAACGATATTAATAACTACGGCGGCTGGATTTTGATTTTATTAAGTATTTTTAATTTATATATATAAGCGTATGCATGAAGTATGGAAGCCAATTAAATCGTATGATGGCTATTTTGAAGTAAGTAATTTAGGTAGAGTTCGAAGTATTACAAGAAAAATAGAAAGAACAGACCCAAAAAAAATGACAGAAAAAAGATTATTTACTTATCATGGTAAATTAGTTTCATTTTGGATTACTAAAAAAGGTTATTTGAGATTAGCAATAGCAAAAGACGGAATACAAAGAAAACATTTAGTTCATAGATTAGTTGCTGATGCTTTTATAGAAAATCCATTAAATAAAGAGCAAGTAAACCATATTAATGGAATTAAAAGTGATAATAGAGTTGAAAATTTAGAATGGGTAACAAATTATGAAAATTTTTCTCATTCTGTGTTAATGGGAAAGCAAAAGCATATTAAAGACTATACTAAATATATAGCTCTATGAAGACATACAAACCAAAAAAGGAAAATATTAAAAAATTAATCGTTTATTTAAAAAAGATAGATGGCAAACTTGAAAATAAGTCAGTTAACGGCAAAGGGAAGTAATTTAGAAGCTTCTGATAGGATTGCTATTGCTCAGGATACTGGAGGCGGTACTTTTGCAAGTAAATATGTTTCGGGTGCTGAGGTTAGAAACCGTGCCAAAAACACGCAAACAATTCAATATACGTTAGTTTTAGCAGATGCAAATAAAGTAGTAGAATTGAATTTTAGTGCATCTAATAATTTAATTGTGCCTACAAATGCGAATGTACCATATCCTTCAGGAACGCTTATAACGATAACACAATACGGAGCAGGTGAAGTTAATATAATAGGCGATACGGGAGTAACTTTAAGAAGTAACGGAGGTAAATATAAAACTTCTGCTCAATATTCGGTAGCTACTTTGTATAAAAGAGATACGAACGAATGGTATTTATACGGTGATATAACAACTTAATCATGGCAAATAGCAACGGATGGGGCGATGGTGCTTCAAATAATAATATAGGTTGGGGGCAAGGTGCAAACAACGCTATTGGTTGGGGTGATATACACGCAGATAGTTGGGCGGGTTTAACTGATATTGTAGGTGTTACAACAGACCCAGATGCACAAGCATTCATAACAGCGGCTGCAATAACAGACCCTACACAACAAGCGGCTATTAATACTTTGGTAGTTGACTTGAAAGGGTATAACATTTGGAGTAAAATGAAGGCTTTGTATCCGTTTGTAGGTGGCACAGCAGCACAGCATAAATGGAACTTAAAAGACCCTCGTGATTTAGATGCTGCATTTAGGTTAACTTATGGCGGTAGTGTTACTCATTCAGCTAATGGTGTTACGGGTGGAATTAATGGATTTTGTGATACTAAATTTAATGACTCCACTAATTTTACTTCAAATACAAATGCAAGTTTTTCAGTATATACAAGAAATAATTTTGTTAATGATGCTAATTATTATACTTTGATAGGTTGTTCAACTGATAATCATGTTAGTGCAATGACTATTAGAGGTACTATTTATAATGAGTTTTTAGGGCTTCGTGATGCCATAGGCTCAAGGGTAATTGGTGTTATTTCAAATAGGTTAGCAGGTCAATATTTGTTAACAAAAGACGGAACAAATAGAAGATATTTTAAGAACTCATCTAATATCAATACAACAGCCAACGGAACAAGCAATCCAGCAAATAGAAGTTTATATTTATTAGCAGATAATTATAGCGGTGGAACGGGTTATTATGCTCAACATACAATTGCATTTGCTCATATTGGAGATAACTTAACAAACACCGAAGCAGCTAACCTTTACACAGCCGTACAAGCATTTCAAACTACCTTAGGACGCTCAATAGGCACACAAACAGTAAGTGATGCTGATGCACAAGCATTTGTAACTAACGCAGGTATAGTAGACCAAGTAGAAGCTAACGCAATAAACAACTTAGTAATAGGATTAAAAGCTGATAGCTTGTGGACTAAGATGAAAGCGGTTTATCCTTTTGTTGGTGGAACGGCTACAAGTAATAAATTTAATCTTAAAGACCCAAGAGATTTAGATGCAGCGTTTAGACTTGTGTTTAATGGAGGTGTAACTCATAATTCAAATGGTGTAACAGGAAATGGAACTAATGGATATGCAAATACATTTTTAAATGAACAATCTATACTTTCATTAAATAGTAAAAATATATCATTATATGTACGAAATAATGTTACAACAAGTAATGTTACTCAAATGGGTGTTTATATTAGTGCTGCTTCAAGATTTATATTAAATTTTGGTAATTCATTAAATTACTCCACATTAGGAGGAGGACAAGTTGACCATTCATTAAATTACCCAGTAAAAGGTTTTGTTTGTATGTCAAGGACAAATTCCTCAAATTTTAAGTATTATCAAAATAATGATGCACCTGTAACAAAAACATCATCATCAGCAACAAATAATGGGAATTTTTTTATTTTAGCTTTAAATAGTGGTTCTCCAAGTCAATATTGTCCTGATAATTTAGCTTTCGCTTCAATAGGTGATGGTTTAACAGACACAGAAGCAGCTAACTTTTACACAGCAGTACAAGCATTTCAAACAGCCTTATCAAGAAACGTTTAATATATGAAACTAACAGATTTAACAAAAGAACAAAAAGATACCTATGTCGGACTATTGACAGAGGTACAAAAAGACGAATTAGTCGGGCAATGGTATGCGCCTGACTCGTATTTCAATCCTATTCAAGACTTGAATGATAATTGGGTAATCTCAATTGAAGAAATGGAGCAGTGCGTTAATCCTGACTTTCTTTGGGTTAAAGACCTTGACTTAATTCCTTACGAACCAAAACCAACACCACCACCTTTTGAATCATGATAAATATAGAACAAATTTTAACAGTAATTAAAAAGCAAGGGGCAACGGGAGTTCTTGCCATGTGGTTATGGTATACGCATTCAGATGTTCAAGACCTTAAACACCGTCTTTATGACTGCTATGGGAAAGCAAATAACTCAGCAACAAGGGAAGTTCCTGATAATAATAATTTCGCTGTAGTTCCAAAAGACGAATTAATAGAAATAGAATGAGTTACGACTGGTTAAATAAAGAAACAGCACCTCGCATTTTAGTTCAAGCCGTTAAACAACTTGGAGTTAAAGAGTTTGTAGGTAAAACACATAACCCGATTATTCTAAATTGGGCAAAGGAGTTAGGGCTTTCAAATGTTTATACAAACGACGAGATTCCTTGGTGCGGTTTGTTTGTGGCATATTGCGCAAAGTCTGCAGGCTTAGAAGTCGTTGAACGTCCGTTATGGGCTTTAAACTGGAATAAGTTCGGCAACCGTGTTTTAGAACCTATGTTAGGCGATGTTCTTACATTCAAAAGAAACGGAGGCGGTCACGTAGGAATTTATGTAGGAGAAGATGATACACACTATCATGTGTTAGGAGGTAATCAAAACAATTCAGTTAGTGTTTCACGGATTGCAAAGAGTAGATTGAATCAGGCACGAAGAACTGCTTGGAAAGTAGCACAACCTGCAAACGTAAGAAAAGTTAAATTAGAACCAAAAGGAGTAATAACAACAAACGAAGCATAAAATGGCAAAGAAAAATTTAAACGTTAAAGTTGACACGGAAAATATAGATGTTAATGTTGAGCGTAAAGACGGAGATTTAAAAGTTAACTACGACTCTAAAAAATTAGATGTTGAAGTTAATAAGACCGCTGATAACGTTGAGGTGAAAGTCGACGCACAAGGCGGTCTTTTAAAATTAGTTGGCAAAGTTCTTAAAAAAGTTTTGTTAAGAAGAATAAAGTAGTATATTTGTACCGATTTCTTCATAATTGATAGGTTAATTGTTAACGAGAACCCTTACTTCGGTAGGGGTTTTTTAGTTTTAGAAAAAAATATCTGAAAAAAATGTAACCTTATGTTATATTAATTAGTATATTTGCAGAAACAATTAAACAATTAACTATGAAAAATTACTTTTTAGACTTGTTAGACCAAGTTACACCAGCAACAGAAGAACATAAAGACGTTTTAAAGTGCTTTTTAGGCTTTTTCCCGCTACTTATCGTTACTTTGGTAGGATTGTATTCACTTTTAATTTTAATGCGATGAGAACGGCTAAAAACACGAAACCAACTTTGATTGAAATAATCAATTACTGGCATGACCAAAAGAAGAAAAACACGGGACGTTTAAATATGCAGCTTTATTTAAGGGTTTGCGAGGCTAAAGCGTATAACGTTCGTTGGAATGAAGATAATAAAACATGGAGCAGGATATGAAATACTTAATAATAGGAATTTCGGCTTTGATTATCGAGATATGTTCTACTTTTTACATTCGTTTTGTTTCAGAAGGTGATATTTACGGAATGATGTTCTTTGCTTTTATCGGCCCGTTTTTAGGTTTGCCCTTTATTGGTTATGTAGTTGAGTCCAAAACGTGGTCAGAACGTCTTAAAATGGCTTTTTCGAGTGCCTTTGGTTATTTAGTTGGGTCAATAATTGTAATTTTATTTATTAAGCGATGAAATACAGGTGGATTAGAAAAATAACTCAGACGTACAAGGGTAGTACATACGTTAATTACATTGTAAGTATTAACGATAAATATCTTTACACTTCGTCCGTGTTAGAGTATTGCGAAGAATACGTTTTAAAATACGCACAAAAACACGGAATCAACTATTGCGATATATTAAGAACTGGAAAACATAAAAGAACTAAACATGAAAGCAACTGATTTAAGGATAGGAAACTATTTAAACGGAAAACAAGGTCACGTTGTGGTGACTGAAATTAGAACAAATAACAGTGTAAAAATAGAAGATAATACAAGTATTTTTGATGTTGGAACTTGTTTAATAGCTATTCCAACAACAACAGAATGGCTGTTAAAATTAGGTTTTACATACAATGAATCTTCAAGTCTTTACGAAAAAAGAGGATATGACGTTGATATTGTAGATGGGGAGTATTGTCACTTTTACCTTCCTGAGTTTGGTGATTGGTATCAAGATACTGAGTACATCCACCAACTTCAAAACTTGTATTTTGCTTTAACTTGGGAAGAACTAAAATTAGAACTATGAAAGCTAAAACAGTAACAGTAAGCTTCGAATATACTAATTTTGATTGCTTAGAAACAATGATTGAACGTTTAAAGTCCGAGTTAATGCAAGGCAAAGAATACTTTGAGGATGTGATTCCAGCTGCTAACGGTCATAAACGATACCTTCAGTTCATGCAGGAGTACAAAAAGACGAGAAATTTTGTAGTAAATAAAGACGTAATAACAATAAAATCTAACCTATGATACCAAAAGACGAAGCATTCAGTTTAGTTCAACACTTTTTTATTGAATTGAATTTACGTGATTATAAGAAAGCAAAAGAATGCGCAATATATTTAGCTCATTCCATGATTAGAGAAACGTTGGACGTAGAACGTATAAAGTATTGGAAGAGTGTTGTTAACGAAATAGAAAAGTTATGACACCACAAGAAAAAGCAAACGAATTAGTTGACGCTTATAAAGTTATATTAATGGAAGAAGACACCGAGTGTGGTAATGAAATACTTTGTACTGGAATAGCGAAACGATGCGCATTGATTGCAGTAGATGAAATGATTGATATTAGAAACGGCTTATATATTAACGAGGGTAGTATTGCTCATCAATGGCTCCTGGATGTTAAACACGAAATTGAAAAGCTATGAATGTTCTTGTATTATACAATGGTAAGCAAAAGATTGACTATCGTAAAATAAAACGATGGAAGGTTCGTGTTAACGTATCGAATAATTTTTATAAGAATTTTGAGTTTGATTAAAAAATAATTTATATATTTGTAATTGGTTAGAGTCTCAAACATAGTTAACCAAAAAGGAATTATTGCCCTTTCAATGAAGCTGACGTGAGACTCCAGCGGATTTGATTGGGCTTTTTTAATTTATACAAACAACAAATGAAACGTGATTCAATGATTTTTTACCGAAGCTTTTATGAAAGTGTTACGGGTTTGTCTCCAGTAATTAAAGCTGAACTTTACGATGCTATTTTTGAGTATGGTTTAAACTTTCAAGAAATAGAATTTACTAACGATATAAGCAAAGCATTGTTTACTTTGATTAAACCACAACTTGACGCAAATATTAAGCGATTTGAGAATGGTAAAAAACCAAAAACAAAACGAAATGAAAGCGAAACAGAAGCAAAAGATAAGCAAAATGAAAGCAAAGTTGAAGCTAATAACAATGTTAATGTAAATGTTAATGTAAATAAGAATGAGAATATAGAAGAACGCAAATTAAAATTTGCTGATGCGCTTAAACCTTTTTTAGATGAGTATGGTAGGGATATGTTAAACGACTTTTATTTCTATTGGACCGAACACGGTGAGAATGATAAAAAACTTAGATTTGAAAAAGAAAAAACATTCGGTATTTCTCAAAGGTTAAGAATTTGGTTTAGTAGAAACCCTAAACAATATCAGAAACAAGAAACCGACCACTTAGTTGAATACGTTAACAAACAACTTGGATTATGAAAGGAGATGCTACACAATACCTACTTGACTATAAACACGGAAAAATTAAAAAGGGTTACGGAATAGATTGTTTCTTAGATGAACATCTTAGGTTTAAACGCAAACAGCTTAATATAATTTTAGGACATGACAACGTAGGTAAAACATATTGGATAAATTGGTATTTTTTGACATTGGCAATAAAACACGAATTGAAGTTTTGTATCTGGAGCGGTGAAAACCAAAAAGGACAAATTTTACGCGACATGATTCAAATGTATTTAGGCAAAAAGTTTTCAGAAATAGACGATAAAAAGATATTAAGCACAGCAACTTTTATTGAACAGTATTTTGATTTCATTCCAAACGATAAACTTTATACTCCAGCAGATATTTTAAAGCTGTTTAAGGATAGTGATTGCGATGCTGGATTAATAGATCCGTTCACTGGACTTGATCGACCTATGACTTATGAGGGTAACTATCAGTTTTTAAATCAAGCGCGTCAGTTTGTCAATGAATCAGGAATGACAATTTACATAAACACGCATCCAAATAGCGAAAGCGGTCGAAGTGGCAACTTATATCCTGAAAACCATCAATGGAAAGGACATCTTAAACCACCTTTAAAAGACCACGTTGAGGGTGGCAAGGCTTTTTTAAATAGATGTGACGATATGTTTGTAATTCACAGGCTAATAAAACACGAAACAATGAAATATTACACTATGGTAAACGTAGAAAAAATTAAGGATATGGACACGGGCGGAATGCATACGAGATTAGATGAGCCAGTATTATGTGAGTTTAACAACGGATTAGGATTTAAAATAAATTCAGTGAACCCGTTACAATCTGTAACCGTTTCAAATAGTTTTCCTGCTAAACAACTACCTTTAATTCAACCCGATGTAGTTAACGGAAAAGAATTACTTTCGTTTTCGGAAAAGTTGAAAAACAATCCTTTTTGATTATTATAACAAGCAAAAACACGAATAAATGGATGAATTGACAATTATAACTGGCAAAGTAAACTTAGACACTACTTATTTAAAGATTAAACTAAGCCTTGAAGAAATAAAAGAACGTGCTTCAAATAGACATGACTTAATACATTCAATGGAGCGTAGTTTAGTAGACTTACAACAAGTTAAAATTAGTTACGATGCGATCGAGAAAGAACTAAGGGCAGCACTACAGCAAAATTTTAGACTTGAAAAGCTATTGCAGGAAGAAAAGTTTAAAGTAAAAGATTTAGAAATGGAGTTAAAACTAAAAGACGTTGATTTATGAGGTGTAAAAACTGCAAAGAGAAATTCGAACCCGCTCGGTTTAACATGAAGTATTGTTTAAAAGACGAATGCGTTCGTGTTTTCGTGGAAGAAGTAAAGAATAAAACTTGGAAAAAGACGAAAGCAAAAGCGAAGCAGGATTTAATGACACTATCCGACTACCTTAAATTAGCCCAACAAGTGTTTAACAAATGGATCAACCTACGAGATAAGGGTAAACCTTGCATAAGTTGCGACAAACCAATTACAGGACGTGTAAACGCTTCGCACTTTTGGAATGCAAACAACCATTACAACGTTCGATTTAATGAAGATAACGTACATAGTTCCTGCATTACGTGCAATCAATTTTTATCAGGCAATCTTTTGGAGTATAGAACACGCCTTATTTCAAAGATAGGTGAACAAAGATTTAATATTTTAGAAGCTGAAAGTAAGAAAACACGGAAGTTCACAATTGAAGAACTAAAAGAAATAATAGCTACCTACAAAAAAAAGATTAAAGAATATGAATGATATATTACAAGAAATATGGGATAACGTTCCTAAACCACTTAAAAAAGCTGATTATTGTTTCTATGTTGGAAAAGGTTATAAAGACGTTCCTAAGCGATTTAAACGCAAATTAGTCATAGTAGTTTATATTATAGATGACTTTGCAATATATTACGCTCCAAGAATTTTAATTTAAAATAGTTGTTATATTAAAAAGAATAACTATATTTGACCCAACAATTAAAACTTAAATTATGAAAAAGTATTACTGGACTATGAAGAATGGTCAAAAAATCGACATTGATTTAATGGATGAAAACCATTTAAGAAACACGCTAAAAATGATTATGCGTAACATAGAAAACGCAGAAGCTAAAGAACGTGAAATTAGAAAAACACGATTTGAACTAAATGGAGATATAGCGCAAGACCATTACGACCAAATGAGTTTAGCTGAGTATGAAGATGTAATGCGTTACGGATTTTAAAACTTAAATTATGATAACAACATTTGAAACCATTACTCACGAACTAACAGATGAAGAATTAAACTTAGTTCCTGTTATAGTTCACAGCTTCCGATTCTATAAAAAGGATAACCCTATAAAAGCTGAATTGATAGTTAAACGGATGAACGAATACTTACAAAAAAACGAATCAAAAGTTAAAATGAATGGTCCGCGTTTACGTAAGATAGTTAACTACATTCGTACAAATGGCATTATTCCTTTAATAGCTACGTCTAACGGCTACTTTACAAGCGATTGTAAGCAAACTATCGCTGAACAAATACAAAGCCTTCAGGAACGAGCAAACAGCATTGAACGATGTGCTGAAGGATTAAAGAAATTTTTATAATTTTTTTTTGATCCCATTGTTATATTAAAAAGAATAGTTATATTTGTAAAACAATTAAAATTTATATTATGAAAAACCTATTTAAAAGTTTAGCAGCATTTCAGCAAGAAGTGCCAGTAATTCACAAAGGAACACAAGGCTACGGATATTCGTATGCTGACCTTCCTAAAATCTTTGAAGTTATTAACCCGTTATTACAAAAACACGGATTAGGCTTTACCCAATTAATTAATGGTCAAACAATAGTAACGTGTTTATTCCATTGTGAAAGTGGAGAAAGCATAGAAAGTAAAACGGATATTCCTCAAGGCGTTCAGTTAAAAGGAATGAATGATTTTCAAGTATTAGGTTCTGCAATCACTTATTTAAGACGTTACGCACTATCTTCTATTTTAGGTATTGTAACCGATAAAGACGTTGATGCAGCAGGTGAGCAAATAAAACCCGTAAAGACGGATAAAAAGCCTACAATACAAGGTGAACGATTCTTAAAAGCAGTAGAAGCAATAAGAGCAGGTGAATTTACAGCTGAAGAACTACAAGCAAAGTTCGAATTAAATGAAGTTCAACAAAAAGCATTGTTACTTATATGAAAACAGCAGTAGAGTGGTTGGTTGAACAATTAGATGGCGAAAGACATTTAACAGAAAATGAAATAAAACGACTTATTCAACAAGCCAAAGAAATGGAGAAAGATCAGATAATAGATGCTTGTAAACAATGTTCTTATAGTTATGAAGAAGCAGAACAATACTACAACGAAACCTTTAAATCAGAATAGAATGAAAATACGTTGCTCACAAATAGGAAAACTAATGACTTCCCCTAAAACAAAAGGGGAGGTTCTTTCTAAAACTACAAAAACCTACATTCAGGAACTTGCAATAGAACATAAATACGGAATCCGTAAAGAGTTTTGGAGTAGATACACGGATAAAGGTAATGAAGTAGAAGACGAAGGTATCGAATTGGTTAACGATGTTCTTGATTTAGGATTCATCTATAAAAATGATGAGAATTTAACCAACGATTATCTAACAGGAACACCAGACGTAAACACGAATGAAGTTCTTTTAGATGTAAAATGTTCTTGGGATGCAACTACTTTTCCATTTTTCGAGACCGAATGCCCGAATAAAGATTACTACTATCAACTTCAGGGTTATATGTGGTTAACAGGAAAAGACGAAGCACTTTTATGTTACTGTTTAGTAAATACACCTTTTCAGATAGTAGAAGACGAAGTTAGGCGTGAACATTGGAAACAAGGGTTAATTGATGAAAGTTTAGATGTAAGAGACTTTATTCAGAAGAAACATAACTTTGACCACATCCCG